TTACTTTTCCATAAGTTTTACAAACATGTCCATCTCCCTCCAACCACCCAATAATAAAACTTTCTTTAACCTCATCGCTTCCAAAAACAATATCTTCACTTAAAATCTTATCTCTACTATATTCACCAACTTTAGTATAAAAATAATCAGAAAGTTTTATTCCATTAACTTTACCTGTTGCACAAATATTACAAATAGACTTTGCTTCTCTTTTATTTATATTAACAGAACAGTTTGAAAATGTTTTTTCCAATAATATTTTGGTTTTTATGGCTAATGTATTCACTTCGTTAATATTATAAGTAAAAACTATTTGCTGCCTATTTCCATATTTTTTACCATAAGATCCTTCAGCAGCAAATAATCCCAATAACAAAGCTTCATCAGCTGATAATAACCCAATATTTCTTTTAATTTTCGGGCATGATAAAATATCATATTTATTTAAATCTTTAATAGATATAAATAAAAATTTTGAGTTAGATCTATTTTTATTAAATGCTTTTGTTTTAAATTTGCTTTTTGTAGGAACAAATAAATTAAAAAAATAACTATTTTCTGTTATAAAAATTGGTCTATTATTTTTAATAGATAATTTTTGTATTTTATCAACATTATGATAAATATTTTTAACAAAACAAGATCTTCCCAAATGAGAAACTATTTTATCTCCTATAGAAATATCTTCAATATTTTTAACAGATCCATTAGGAAGAAGGATCTGGGTACCTGCAACAAAACTCATTTTTAGAACAATTCTTTTTCTTTCGCTTCTTTAATTTGTTTGCGAACTTCTTCTTCCTCGGCAGGTTTTTCTTTCTCAGGAAGAATCTCAATAATCTCTACTTTTCCTCTTTTAATGATTGGCATATGTTTCCTTATATGAAATTTTTAAGTTTTTTTTCTCTATCTTTATAGAGCCGAGATATTGCTGGCTCTTGTTCTTTCAAATCTAAATGATATTTCTCACTCGCTCCATCTAACCAATTTTTCGTTAATATATTCTTATTTACATGATCAATAATACGATCTTCAATTAATTTTTTAAACTCTGCAACTTCTTTTTTTAATCCTTCCATTCCAGAAACAACTTTATTTCTATAATCAGAAGCTTCCCAATTTGAAATAATATGCGTTAATGTATCTTCTTGTTTCTCTATATCTCCAAAATCATCAGTAAATGTAGAAATCATTTCTCCAATATCTGTATCAGATGAAAACTTTTTCAAATCTCTTATACAAAGAGTTGCTAATTCTTTTAATTCATCAAAATTTTCATTTATTTGATTTAAATAAGACCATAAAGAACCACGATATTTAATAACAGATTCTTCAGAAACATTCGAATGTTCTTTAAAAGGATCATATAAAATATTTAAATGTTTATTAAAAGCATTAAGTTTTTTTAATAATTTTTCAAGACGCAAAACAATTGCCGCACCGACCTTCTTTTCAGAATCCGGAACATCCAGAGATAATTCAATTGTTTCTGCTAATTTACGTAATGTCATGACTATATACCAAATTATAACTGAACTAATCCAGCAGATTCCACATTACTTCCAGCATTTGGAGATCCTGGAGTTGCACTAGGATTCATAAATGTATTAGATAACTCCCCACCATCATATGTTTTTCCTAACCCTACACTGGATATCCCTTTAGGTTGCTCTGGAGGATTTTCCGATTCTATCTCTTGCAACATTTTTAAAATCTTTTTCCTTCTTTTTCTTCTTATTTCCGCCTTTTCTATATATCCAGGAATGGCTCCAACTGATGGCATTTCTGAATATGGATGGCCAAGTGGTGTGCTTCCTCCAATAACATCATTTTTATCTTTTAATTCTTTTTCCATTTTATCTAAAGCTGTATAATATTCAGGAAATTCTATCAAATGATCTCTTGTAATTTCTTTAGCAATTTCAAGATTATTTGTATGTTCCATTTCCACTTTTTGACCCATTTCTAATTGTTTTGGATCAAAATGTTTTTTGGATTTATCACTTAATCCGCCTGGAATTTTATCCGCAATTTTTAATAATCTATTTAATAAACGCATTCTTGCAGGTTTACGTGCAGGATAAACTTCCATATTAGGATCAATCCATGTATTTGCAAAACCAATATTATCTGCCCAAAAACCACCATCACCAGTGGGATTATCTGCAAATCCATAACCATTTTGATGATATCCTAAATCTTGCACAGCAGATACTACATCATCTGTAGCAGCAATTTCTGCTGGTTTTTCAGCAGGACATTCCAACACACGATTCATACTTTCTTTTGCAACCTCAGAAATACCACCTGTCCCATATCCTAATGTTTTTTCTACTTCTGAAACAACTTCACATGGTTGTTTTCTTTTAATTTTAATTAAATAAGCTGCTACAGCAAATCCAGTTCTATCTTTTCCAGCTCGACAATAAATTAATACTGGTCTTTGTGGGCCTAAAATATAATTTCCAACATTATTAAATAATGTAGAACATTCTCCTGCTGGAGATCCTGGATTAATATGAAATAAAACTTGATTTATCGGAAGTTTTGTATTTTTAATTCTTTGAACAACTCTTGCTGCTGAATCTCTATCTAATGATAATACATCTCTAATTCTATAATTTTTATAAGCCTGTATTAAATCAGCTTCCAATGGTTCGGCGCTGGTATAAATTCCATATTGTTGATAAGTATTATTTATCATATTCGTTTCACAACTTCGTTAATAACAGATCTTACATATCCAGGTTGTCTTCCATTTAATAAAGTTTTTATAAATGTAATTGCTTGACCAATAGATGCTGTATCTGGCGACTTTTTTGATGCAATATCATATTCATCCAAATTCCATATTTTCTGCCTAATCTTCATTATAGCATATGGTCGTTTTTGATATGGAACTTTTCTTAAAATAAATTGAATAATTTCAGCAATACCTTTTCCAGTAATTTCAATATCAGAATTAATTACTGATTGACCCAATTTTAATAATCTATTCTCTTGAGTCATGGCAACTCCAAATCCATTTCTTTCACCGCTTGCAGCATTGCTACATCATCTATATTATCCATCCCCGCCAAAAATGCTTCATCAAATGCTTTTTTAAAAGCAATTTGAAATTCTTTTAATTTTTCTGGATTTGATTTCCTTAATTCTCTACATACATAAGAATAAGATAAATCTGGCTTAGCATCTTGAGCATTTATCTCAGAAGAAATAGCAAACACAATTTTATTGCAAATCTCATTTTCTCCTTGAAAACGAAATTCTTTTGCTAATTTTCTTAATATAGATAAATAATTCATAATAATTTAAATTTCCTTCTATTTCTATCAATTTGAGATTCACTAATTTTAGAATAATTAGATTTACCCTCTCTAATAATTGATATAATTGGTTGTCGATATTTATTTAAAAATGCTTTTGAAACAATATTATCAATAGCCTGAACAGCATCTTTAATTTCTTCTATTCCTCCAGTCGTGTTGCAATTAACAATTATAGAGTTATTATCTTTACAAATATCAGTATCTGCTTCAATAGTTCTGGAAATAGCATTAGATAAAATATAAGCATATTCAACTCCAGATGAAATATCTGCTGCTTTTATTTTAATATGAATATCATTTCTGGGAAGAACTTTTTCACTAATGAGATCTACAACCATTGCTGTTAAATTAATTCCAAGAGCTTTTTCTAATTCTGCCAATTCATTTGTTGGTTCTTCTATTCCCAAATATCTGTTTAATCCTTTTAGATATAATTCTGGTTTTGCTGTATAATATCCATTTTCATGTAATTCATTTGCAAAAGCCTTTACATCTCCTTGTACTGCGGCTTCAAGAGCCGAATGATATCTCTTACCAAGGGTTCCTAAATAGAATGCAATACCTTCCTGAGCAGTCTCAAACGCTCGGAAATAACACATCGGATGTCTTGCTGTGAATTTATATGATTTTCCATCTAAATTCTCACCACATGGAAAACTTGTCCACTTCCCTGATTTTGGGGACGCTTTAATATTTCCAAAATTATAATTTTTAGTATCTGAAAAATTTCCTGTTTCCAAAGCAGCTTGAGCATATAAAATATTAACGCCTTCTTCTGAAAGAGTAATATCTGTAATAACCTTGGGCCAAGTTGCTTTTATTCCATTTATAAACTCTTCCTTAGCAATTGGTGTTATTTTTGTCGGAACATATTGTGATTGATCATATTGTTGCTGACGTTTTCTAATTCCATCTAATGATAAATACCATGGAGCTGTTTGTGCTTCTTTAATTCTGGCACGAGCTTTTGGTCCCATTTTTATTGGGCTAATTAATTTTCCCGGCCGCACAAACTTTTTAATTGCATTAGGTTTAATTAAATTATAAGTTTGATCGACTACAAATGCCTCAATTTGCAACCCCAATGAAAGATCTGGAATTGTGAAAGGAGCGCAAAATACTAAATATACCCAATCTCCATTTAATGTAGGATTTTTATCTTTATCTCGATATTCTGTTTTTATAACTTTTCCTGCACTAATAGAATCTCTAAATTCTTTCCAAAATACTGGATTATTTAATGCATTTTCAGCCTCCTCAGCTGAAAAACCAGAAGCTCTAATAATTCCAACAAATCTTTTTCTTGTATTAATAGATTGTTGTGCATTTTCTGTTATTACTACATCACCAAGTATATCCCCCGGTTTCTTAATATCTTGAGGAATAGAGGTGCCATTTTGATCTTCTTTTGGAATTATAGTTGATTCTGTTGCGGGTTCTGTTAAAACAGGTGGTTTTGGAATTGTAGCTTGATCTGCAACATCAACTAATCCATCTAATTCTTTGCTTAAGAACCCAGCATTATGTTTAATCTCCTCAAGTGCCTGATTATATTTATCAACATCTCCATTTTCAATGGCAAGATTAATTTGCTCAAGATATTTATCTAAATTTTTCAGATAAGAACTTATCTGGGCAGAATCATTTTTTAATTGAGCAACTCTTTCACGATATTCTGGATCAGTAAGACTTTTCATCCAATTTCGAATACGTTGCAACACTCCAGCAACCTTGACAACTTGTTTGTCATCAAGGCTATTAAGATCTATTACCGCATTCTTGATGATCTTATTCATCCAGAATCTCCTGCGCTTTAGCAAGAAGCTCATAACTTAATTCAGGATCCCCATCTTCAATAGCTTCAGAATATTGAATCATCATATTGGCCATTAAATATGGATCATTAAACTCTGCTGCTTTTTGCAGATTATTATAAAATCTCTTATGAGCCAATTTAAGAACTGCCTGTTCAACAGATGCAGTCGCTGTTGCCTGTGGCTCAGCTTTTGTAAATTTCATAACACTCCTTAACGATTCTCGATCCCACATAAATACTGCTACTGGACCATTCTTCTCCAATTCATCAATCTTTTTAATTGCCCACTCACGATTAGCAGAAATAATTGTAGTCTTACCAAAATAACTTTCTAATGCCGCAGCTGATGACATTATCTCTGCACCAGTTATTTTCCCCTGTAGTAAAATCACCACACTCTTAGCGTCTTTTAATGGAGCAACAGCTGATTTCTGAGTAAAATTATCAATTACATCAGCATTGACTGATGCTACAACACCCTCATATTCAGCCTTTCCTGGCGATAATACTTTAGCTGTAGCATCTATATCCGGAGCTTTCTCTGGAGCTAATTTTTTATCAATCTCTTGATCAATATCCTCATCTTTCTTTTTCTTTCCAGAAGGCCTCTTTAATACACCAAATAATTCACGAAGTTTTTCTCTTGTAGCTTTTGTTATTTTACCTTTGAGCAATTCAAAAGTCCCAGTTGGTAATTCTTTTTCACCTTCTTCAGGCACAATATTATATACATAATATTCAGCATCAGGATATTTTTCTTTAACCTTACGATCTGACGAAGTTAATACATTGACTGGTTTGTTTAAAACCTTACTTAAATTGTCTAATGATTTTTTATCATCCGGATTTTTTAAATCGGTAAAAATAATAATTCTATCTGATTTTACAGGACTTGCCGGAGCAGCAGTTGGTTCAACTTCTTTAATAGCTTTAGGTTCAACAACTCTACGTTTTGGTTCTACTTTAACAGGCTCTTCAACTTTTCCAGGCAAAGCAATCGGTTTATCAGATGGTCCAATTTTTATTGGTAAAGAAGGAATTTCTTTCTTTTTATAAGCTGATAATAATTTAGGAACTAATTCAACAGGAATCTCAATCCCCTCAACTGAAATTATTCCATTTTCTATTTCAGCAACTATATTTCCTTTATCATCTGTTATTGTCTGATCTTCTCCACCACTGGCCGCAGAATCCTCCAACGCATTGACAATATTGATTATCGCAACCTGATCTGAATTATCAATAGCATCTGAATATTTTTGAACAATCATTGCTGTAGATGGCTCATCAACATATTCAATTTCTGAATCTGTAATCTCTTCATAAGAAGATTCCTCTAATCCTTGCAAATATTTATCATAATCCAATCCAACTGTCTGAAAAGCAGCTTTAATATCTTCCTCTGATTTTCCTTGATCTACAAGAAATTTATGTAATGCAGCAGGACTTCCCATAAATTCAAAAGCTTTCTTTGGTGGTCTGCCAGGGCCTTTTCTTTCTTTAACCGGAGCTTTTGATCCTCTTCCCTCCAAAATTAAATTAACCGGAACATATTGCCCAATCGTTTGTAAAACCATATTTACATCAGATTTATCCAAATTTTCAATTGGAAAATTTAATATGGTAATTTTATTATTCGCAAATCTGGCAACTGAATTATTATCTTCAGTTTTAATAAAACCATCTTTCTGATCAGATTGTAAAAATTTCGCCAATGCAGATGCAATAATACTAATCTGATTAGGATTGGTTTTCATCCAATCTTTTATTTGATTAACTAATGGATTTTCTTGAGCCGAAAAATCTGGAACACTTTCCATTGGCTGAGTAGCAACTGGTTGTGTTTGAACTGGTTGTATTTGAACTGATTCTGGAACAGCCTCTGGCTCTTGATAACGATTAATCATATCAAGCATTAAATCAGAAAGCATTTTCCCAGTAGCAACTTGACCTAATTGCTGAAACTTAGCATCTTGTTGATTTTGTTTAGCAGCTTCAATAATTGGTTGCAATGCAGTAAATGCATTTAATATATCATTTCCATATTGAGGTTGAAGTTTTGCAATCTGATCCAATCCACCAACCCAATCTCCAATCATCCCTTTAGTTCTTGCAATTCCCATCTGATCAAATATAGCCATCATATTCGTAGCAAATAAATCAGATTGTTTTACAGCCTTCTCTACTGGACCACGAAACTTTGCTATTTCATTCTTCCAACTTTTCTCAAGTGGGTCTCCAAAAAATGTTGTATATAAACTCTGTAAAAATTGTGCCTTAATAATAATTTCTTCTTGATTAGCAGAAATCAACTCGGCGGCTTTTTGTTGAGCCGATTGTGCTCCACGAAGAACTTCCATATAATCCATTGCTTGAGGATTATATTTCTCTCCATATTGTTTATATAGTGCCGTTCGTAATGCTTTCACAACATCAGATGATTCAGATAAAATTTCTTGTGCAATAACATTTACAATTGCTGAATAATATAATGCATCAATAAGACGATTTTCTTTTAATGCTCTTTTAGCTTCTGCTACAGAATCCTTTACAGAAATTCTTAATTCCCCTTTACCTAAAGCAATAGAACGAACTAATTCATCCATGGCCCGAAGCTGGTCCATCATCTCTTTATAACTGGAAAATATCCATTCAGAAACCCCTCTTCCTATTCCACTTAATGGATTAGAAAAATGAGTTCTCCACTTCTTATATTCCTGAGCATTAATGATAATTCCATCTTTGGCAAATTTATCCATAAAGCATTACTCCTATGTTTATATCAAATTAACCATAGGAAAAATCACCTTATTTCATCGGTCCACCAAGAGAAGTTGGAGGCGCCCCTCCCATCGGAGAACCTCCTAATCCACCAGCTCCTCCCATTGGTGGCGGAGGAGTTAATGACATTCCTCCTAATCCACCTCCACCAAGATCCATTCCACCACCCATTCCACCACCCATTCCACCACCCATTCCTCCGCCAACAGCACCACCAGAAGGTTGATCATATGCTGTCTCTCCAGGTAATGGGCTTTCAATTACTTCTTGAATCTCATCATCATCACCAATACTTCGAAGATCATTCAATCCCATTCTCTGTAATGCTTCCATCTCTTTTGCTTGAATAATTAATTCAATATTCTCCCTGCGAATCTTACGAACCTCATCCTCATATTCCAATCCAAGAGATTTATATAATGTCTGCAAAGAAACTTTCCTTGGTTCTTGTGATAACAATTGAGATAAATTCTGAATATAATCTCCCATATCAAACAATGACATATGATTCCATTCCACTTCTGGAACAATAAGTTTCTTCTCTCCACCTTCATAATCATAAAATCCATTAATCTTAGAAATAGGAGCAAAAATTTTTCGACGCAACCATGAACTTAACATATTACGGAACTGCATATATCTCTGTCTCAATACATCGAGAGATACGCCTCCATTCGCATAAGTGACGTCAGCTCCACCATCCATCAAAACCTGTGGAACCATCAAACCAATATAAATATTTTTAATTAATCTTTCAATATCATTTGAAATATCATAAATACCAGCACCTAATCCAACAGACTCTACCGTCACGCCATCATGAGTAAAAATCTTGAAATCTCGCGAAGATGCAGCCTCTTCAAAGACTTGTCGCCAAGGCTCAAGATCTGCTGGTGTTGGCTTATATCCCCCTTCTCCAGATCCCCCACCTATCTTGACTAAAATCAAAGGATTTACAAGTTGGCCGGCCTGAACATATTTTGATTCATATAATTGGTCATAAAGCATTAAAGATCTGAAACAGCTCACAGGAAGGCCAGTTCCTCTAATATCATAAGGAGCAATTCTTCGAGCAATATGTGAAACATAAAAATTACTTAATGGAATATTTTCCCCTCTTCGCACATGTTCTATAATGCTTGGAGATAATTGTTGTTTTTGTTGCAAAGCTGATGCTGTATTTCCAGTAATAATTTTTCTTAAATTTTCATCTGGTCTTAATGAAATAATTGGCTCTCCAGCAATTGCACTTCGTTTTACATCAACGAAATCTGGGTTTTGAATAGTAATTCTGCTCCATTTTGCACTTCCCTCATCTAATTCTGCATATGGAAATGCTTCTCCTAATGTCCAATATTCTTGAGCAATCTGAACACATACATTCATTAAATCAATTTCATCAATCATATTTTCAAAAAATGCATTAACTTTAGAATTTTTACATTTAATGTTTAATTTAGAAATAGGATAAGTAGAATGTAAAGTTAAAGCATTTTGAACGAAGGGATTAAGGGCAAAGAAGCTTCGACACCAAGCATTAATTGTAGCTTTATCTCTTGGTAAATTCAAATTAGACATTAACCAAAGAGGAGAATAAACCTCTTGCATTTGTCTAACAGTTCCACCAGCTCCACGATAACTGGCTCCTGTTCCCGAATTAGAATCAAAAACTCCAGCTTGTTTAATCTGCCTCCCTGACCCAAGAACCGTTCCTAAAGATGTTTTATCAAATGGACTGGCATAATTTTTGCCCGGATCATCTCCTCGAAATTTCCCTTCTTCAATCTCCATTTCCAATAAATCTCTACGGAATTGAGAAACTGATTGACTCATTCGAGCCGTTGCTTGTGGAGATACTCCTTGCTTCTGTGTTAAATATTTTTCCGCATTCGATTTAATCATAATATAATACCCTAATAATCTAATATATCCTACCACCAAGGGCAATTGCCAACAATTGCGGGAACCCTTTCTGGACCTTTCTTTTCAAATGGTCCTTGTTTTATATCATTAAACCCATTAGATACATAATATTTATATGCCAAATATGCATTAACCAAAGCCATCATACCGTCATTTGGCGTATTTCCTTTAATAAACCTTCTTACTGGCTCATGCACTACGTTAAATGTAGTTTTTACTTCCATTGATGCACAATGATCTATAAGCCAATCTATTCGATGAATACCAGAATTCGGTCCTCGTTGTCCTCCTAATGGAAACCTAATCATCCCACGTTTCATTACATTAAACACTTCTTCAATATAATATTCACGATCTGCCCGAATTAAATGAGGAAAAGACTCTCCGTAATATTTAGCTTTTCCAGTTAATTTACCAACTAATTCGCATCCAAGAAAACGATCTCCATAATCTCTTTGTAAATCTTCTGTTAGTTCATGTGCGAATCCAATATCTCCCACCGCTTGAATAATAGAATATTTTCTTAAAACTTCGTGAATATAATTTCTTTTATATTCATTATCATTCTTTTTAACAATTCCGGCATAATCAATAACTAAACGACCTGGGCCATCTTCTCTTAAAACGACACAAGTAGAATAAGATTGACCACCAGCTTTTTTAGCTTCATCATGGCCGACTTGTTCTTCATCGCTACGTTTACCCCAGTCAAAACCAGCAAATACTTTTGCACCTTCTGATCCTGAAATAGCAACCCTCATACACCTTTCTGGATCACCACATTTTTCAACAATCTCTTCTTTGGAAATTGGACCAAGATCGCCAGCAAAGAACTCTCCCAGAACCTCATTCATATAAGCCCGCTCTGTATTTACAAGACTATTTTCTGGCCTTTCCTTATCCATATCTTCTCTTTTAAAGATTGGATTATAAAATTGATTAATATGATATCCGATCATTTCAACATTGGGATCATCTTCTGGTCTTGTTGAAATCCATTTTCCTCTTTCAGCAGCTTCTCTTTTATCTTGAATATGACCACATTCTGGACATTGAACCATGAATCCATAAATCCAAATTTTTTCCCACTTATTACTTCCAGGAGTATAAAGAGGAAAATATTGTTTACAATTATCACATCCTAAATAATAATAATTCTGACTGGATTCTGTCCACATTTTATAATACTGTGAACTTTTACCTTTTGGTGTTCCAAAATATACCTGAACACCTTTGCCAGATTTTCCATATTTAGCCGTGGTTAACATCTTGTTAGCATTAGCAATTGCAACCGGCGGCACATCCTGACATTCATCATATAAAACAACATCTACAGTACCACCTCTTAATCTATCTCCATCCAAACCAGTTGATTCAATACGAACAAAGTTCTCTCCCTCAAACTGTTTATATTGCAAAGAATCATTTGTTGGAGATGTTTTATCTAATTTTGCTTCAACAATAGAAACAGACCGATTACCCTTCTTTATACCAGAAGGCTTAGCGCCCTTCATCATTGGATTAAATTTTGTTTTTGCATAAAGATGCACATGGACCAAAGTTGGAAATAAATGAATAACCCGCATTGGAGGCTTTCCACCTCGTCCAAACATACCAGATGCCATAAAATAAAACTCAAGAGCAGCAGCCATAGTTGTTGCACCAACCTGCCGGCCCTTAACCAATACAATAGGCTTTGAATTGGGTGATAATGCACTTACTCCAATCTGTCGATAAATATCTGCAAATGGCTTATATCCATTACCATATAATCGAAAAATATTTCCATCTAATGTAAGATTCTGCTCACAAAACATAACAGGATCAACATTTGCGATACCTGATTTTAATTGTTGAAATATACTTACTTGCTGCGGTTGCTGCATTAATTACCTGCTTATTTAGAAGCAGGTTCTAATAACTCAAAAGGATTAGATGGTGTAAAATCTTCCTTTCCTACTCCTTGACCAAGATAAGGACTCTTTGCCTCAGGAGAAATTGTTGACCTTGCTTCCAATATTAAATTGCTTAAAAAATTCTCAACTTCTTCATTTCTAATATCTGCTGGATTAATCTTAAATGTATGCTCTATATCATGCTGTAATTGTGGAATTGTTGCCGATAACCCATGCACATTATCTATATTATTTTTAATATAAACTATTATAGCATCAGCATCATATTTTTTTAATGATTCTGGAATAGATACTTCTGAATCCATAATAGCTGCAACAATCTTTTTCAAATGATTTTGCTGATCACTTTGAACTTTAGTAAGATATGAATTAAGTCCAGTACGATTTCTCATATCTTCCACAGCATCATCTACTGTGGCATAACGAGGTTTTGTAGCACGAATATGGTTTATCTCATGCACAATAGATTGACGCTTCCTGGCCACCTCAGCAGCTGTCTCTTGCTGACGAGAAACTTGTTCAACCATTCTTTGCATCCAAGGAGATAAGTTATCACCACTTTCTTTTTGATAACCAGCATCCTCATCGCTGACTCTACTAACTCCAACAAATCCTCTTGGCATTATAATTTCCTTAATTTTCGTGAAAAATCTAACGCTAATGCATTCATCTTGCCACCAGGAATAATCCCCAATCCCATTGTATCAATTGCTTCTGGCCCTTCTCTAACTAACTCTCCCTCAGTATCAATTGCCTCTCCAAAAAGAATATCTTTCAATTCTTCTAAAGAAAACCTGGTTCCAGAAAGGATCTCACCAACTGTTGTATCTTCTGTAATTTCCATAATTATCCATAAAACTGTTGCGACCAATCAAAATTATCAGATTTGCTTACATCAATCTCTTCATCCGGCAAATATCCACGATCTCTTCGTAAAGCATATCCCATATTATCAAGCAATTCCATCACAGAAGCTTGCTCTCTAACATTTAATCCATATTTCTTTACCTGAGAATCAAATATTCTTTCAATATCATGTCCACCGGAAACCATTCCATTAATACATACCTTGGCAATCCTGGCCAATAAAATATCTACTGTAATCGTAGTCTTGTTGACCCCTGAAATTTTCTGAGCCTCTTTTACTAACAGATCTTGATATTCTGTAGAACTTTTAGCCTTCTTCTTTTTAGAACCAGCAGTTAATCTATCAAGCCTTTCTTCAAGTCTTTTCAGACCTTCTCGAATCTCTTTTCTTGCAGTTTCAACTTGAGCAATATCAAGTTCATCTTTTAAATCGCTTCGAACAGCTTTAGAAATAGCCTGGTCAAGACGAGAAAGGAAGGCCATAGCCCTTTCTACACCAGAAGTTTCATGACCACGATATTTAGGAATTGAGCCAAACATTTGTTGAAGCCAAGGGAGGAACTGTGATAATCCACCACCTTCCCAATCCCATTTATCTCTTTCAGCTACCTCAACCTCATCCTCAGGTTCATCAACCTCTAACTCGGATTCAATTTCATCATCAAATTCGGCTCCAGGTAGTTTTGGCAAACTGAATACAATAGGCTCTTCATCATTAATTTGAAGCATTACTTGGCCTTCTCCCAAGTCGTCTCCAACTGATAATTCATTAGCATCATCAACTAATGAAACATCATTAATTTCTGCATCATCTTCCCATGCTTCCTGTGCTGTTTTAGCTAAACTCATGCTCGTTCCTTAGAATAAAAATAAGGCTATTCACTATTTATGTGTTATTATGCCATTCACAAATTCAAAACAAATATCTCCTGCCAAATCTTCTTTTAAGATAATTACTGGTAATTTTCTAATTCCGACCCCCACAGCAAAACTAACTCTTCCTCTTCCATCCCCAATCATCTTTCCAGCCTCTAATGTATCAACTAAAATAATTGGTGGAATTTTAGTCCAAGTTTTTACCGTATCCCCAAATCCAGGTCTAAATTGATTCAATTCTTTAATAACATCTTCTTTACTTAATTCAGATAATTCTCCAGGATCAAAACCTCCCCAACCACTATAATCATCCCATTGAAGAATTTCTTTCAAACTCATCTCAGTTTCTTTTATTATTTTATAACATGCTTTTCCAGTAAAACTTAAATCTTCCTGCATAATTGCATGTTGAATAGCTTCCTCAATATCATTTTCAGCGGCAGTTTTAATTAAATTATATTCAGCAGATGTTATGCTCCATAAAGAATAATATAAATTTCGAGAAATATTATTGTCCCCATACCAGCCCATTGGATAAGAATATAATCCATCATATGAAATATTATCATAAACTTTGGAATAAAATTTAGATGGCTCAAAATTATATGCTTGCTCTCCAGGAGCCACACTATCAAAATTACATTCTACAGCATCTTTTTCTTCAATTATATTACCAGCATAAGGACACCTTTGCCCATCCCCTTGCAATAATAATAATTTACGATTTGCTTTAACCAAAGATATAATTTCATCTTTATCAGCATCATCTCCAAGAACTTCCATTGGAGCCATATGCTTAATACACTCACCCACATGCCCACAGGAATCTGGAACCTTAAGCCCAAATGGACATTCATTATTCTTTAATATGACCGATAATTTCCTCATCCAAAAACCTTATACAAATAATCTGTAATATCATCCAATGCAGCCATTAACTTTCCCTTGGTTTTATGTCGCTTTTTCCTTTGTTTAGCAATAAATTTCTTTGCAGATACTCCTCCATATGGTTTGCCATTATTCTGAGAATATGGACCAGAACCAAGATCTGGTTGTGGCGATATCATGGGACCATGCGGACCCGGCCATTCTCTAACTTGTCCCCCTTGATCTTTTCCTTTACTCATAATCCCCTCACTCCTTGAGACATATATGGAGCTATCTTATCTGTCATTGGAACATATGGCCATAATCCCATTTTATCCAATAATTTCACAGACATATCTGCATTATACTCAAATGCTTTATTTAATTTTTTAGACACATATTCTTGACCACTTCCAGAAACCAAAGCCTGTGGATGTTCTTTAACCCATTTTATTATTTCATCATCCACTGTGAAACCAAGTTTTGCTGCCATATAAATGATTCTTGCCACCCTTCGATTATCAGACCCTAATGTTATTCTTGCTGGCAAACATGTCCTAATAACCTTATTTTTAATATCTTGTAATCCTAATCCAATAGGATCTAAAACCTTCTTCATATCTAATGTCATCAATAATGCATTGCAAGTAAAATCCCTACTATATAATTCTTGTTGCATTGTTGTTGGATTATTAAAACCAACTCCACTTAACATTTTTACTATTCCTGGTTCAAGATAATTTGTGGAAAAATCCATCTTAATCCCAGGAAATAATAATTGAGAATGTCCATCTGCCATTTCTTTAAATGTAGATTGGCCAGCTGTTTTAATAGCCATTGCTTTGGCAAGAATATGAATAGATTGATCTCCTGTTGTAATATCAATATCCTCAATAATAAGAGGACGATTCATAACCTTATCTCGCGGAGTTCCACCACAAATAAAAGGCGTAGATGTCCCTGACTCTTTAGAAACTTGCATCATTAAGTCAAGAACATCTTTTAACTGCATCTTATTTCCATTGTTAATTTATATAACTCAAATGCCAACTTTAATATCTTATCATATATTGATGCTTTCTTATTATCCTTTGTTTTTGCCAATATCCATAGTTTTTTCTTAACTTTTTGTCTTACATCTACATCTTTATCTTGTAATAATAATTCTAATTTATCTGATGGAAAATTAGGATTACTTACTGCATTTAGTCTTACATCTACATCTTTATCTTGTAAAGCTAAATATAATTTATCTGATGGAAAATTAGGATTACTTACTGCATTTATTCTTACATCTACATCTTTATC